TTCGGATCGTTGGTAATCAGCCGTCCGAGGTGGCGCAAGCGCTGCCCCAGCACCTTGCCGTAGAGCACACCTTGATCGGCGGCAGCCAGTGCGGCGCGGGTCTTGGAACCGATCACGCCGTCGGCCGTGACACCGAGTGCAGCCTGCAACCATTGGACTGCGCGCTTGGGTCCGGAATGCACCCCGGCATCGACCAGCAGGTGCAGTAGCGCCGGATGGGTGAGGGCCTCGAACCCAGGGCCGGTTATGTACTGCTGGCGGTAGATGGCACGGGCTTCCGCTTCCATCAGCGCCTGCACTTCAGCAGCCGTCGCCGGGCGGCCAAGCTTGCGCCAGGCACCCAGTGTCTGCGCGGTGATGCCGAAGTTCGTCGGCCCACCCCGATCAGCCAGGTGATTCACGTAGCCGCCCTCGCGGCGCAGGATGTCATTGAGGATGGTGTCGATGGGGTTCATGGCCGCTCCTTGTCCAGACGCGTCTGCGCCCAGCGCTCCAGTTGGTAGATAGCCTGGCTGCCCATGTGGCCGGAAATACCGACCAAGGCTGCGGTCACCAGAGGATTGAACTGCGCGGCCTCGCACAGCCAGAAGGTGATGAGACCGGCAAACGCCGAGGTGGCGATCTCACCGATGAGTTCGACCACGTTGAAGGCACGGGTCTCACCGGATTTGACCTTGCGGTAGAAATTGACCAGGCCACCCCAGGCGGCCAGACCCGTCACCCACAGGTAGGTGATCAGGCCGTAGGTCGAAGGATCTTTGTCAGGGGTCACAGTGCTTGTCTCCTTATTTGTTGGGTTCGGTGGGGGTATCGGTCACTGGCACGGGCGACGCGGTGAAGCGCTCGCACTCGACCTGCGTCGTGTAGCCCTGGCTGCCCAGGCGGTGCTCGACACGCTTGATGCGCCAGTCTGTGGGGATACCCGGGCGCAGGGAAATCGACAGCCTTGCTTCGGCTGTCAAACGCGGGTCGCCGGGTAGGCTGAAACTCAACTCACCCTGACCGCGTTCGCCGGTGTTCTTGCGGGTAGCCGCTGCAGCCTTGGCTTCCGCTTCGGTGGCGTGGACGTAGCGGATTTCCTCGAAGGGCGGCGATCCAGTGGTCACTTCCCGGCGCTCGCCTTTCTCGAAGTCCCACCAATATGCCTTGGTGCCACCGGTTGCTGTCGTCGGTGGTTTTTGCGTATCGCCATCGCTGGTCGAGCCGCTGCCGCCGGGTTTGCGCGCTGAATGTCGGTAACGCCATTCCGCCAGATCACTCGCTGTGAGTTTGATCGTCGGCATCACCTGGCCGGTAATGGTCTTGATCGCCCCTTGCCTGGCCAGTACCAGGAAGCCGGCCACGGGTTTGGCCACGGCATCGTGTTTGGTCGCCAGGCGGGTGAGCAGCGCCATGTCCGATTCCTCGGTCTGGTCCAGATGCGGGATCGCGATGGCGCCCAGCTCCGGATCGAGCTTGGCCTGATAGCGGTGCTCGGCAGCGATAGCCTCGACCAGCTTGCCCAGCGTCGTCGCATCCCAGGAGCGTGTCTTGGGGCTGCGAAACGGCCCGACCATATCGGCGGCCTTGGCCGAGACGGTCAACGTCGCGGGCGGCGAGCGGATCTCGACCTCATCCACGATGAAACGCCCCAAGGACACCAGCCGGGTTTCGGCATAGCCCAGCGACACAGTCAGCACCGTACCGATGCGCGGCAGCTCAGCAATCGCGCCGTCCTCACGGCGACGATCATCGAGGGTCAGTTTCAGCTCATCGGACTGAATGCCGGCTTCGTCAGTGACCACCAGTTCAATCAGTCGGTCGCGGATGGCAGCGGTGATCTCTTGGCTGCCGGCGTAAATGCGGAACAGTGGTTGCATGGCCCCCTCCTCGTATTGGGCTCACGACCACAGCCGGATCACCGGCGCTTCAGTCGGCAGCGGCAGATCGGGCAACTCGACCACCAGGCCAGCCACAAGGACCGGGGGTAACTGGGCCAACTGCGGATTGGCTTCGAGCGCGGCGGTCAATACATCGCTGCGCCCGTAATGCCGCCAGACCAGATCGTCGAGCACATCGCCATCACGGGTGATCACCCGTTTGAAGATCGGCCGGGTCATGGCTGATCCTCCCCATAGGCCTTGAGCTTGATCCGGAACTCGAGCTTCCTGGGCTGACCGTCATCGGCGAACACGGTGCGGGTGTCGCCGATCTCCGTGATCACCCAGGCACCCCAGATGCGGCCGAGACCATCGACCAGTTGCAGCGGCTTGCCTGCGTCAGCAAGGGATCTCATGGCTTCGATCTGCCCCAGGCCACCCTTGAAGCTCGGGTAGACAACACCGTCGAGTTCGATCTCGCCAATGTTGCGTCCGACGAACTGCAACGCAGGATCGCGGTTAATCCTCGCCTGCTCCTGCCAGCGCCAGGACTGGTTGAGGGAAAACTTCTGGTAGGCGAGCGTGGCGATTTCAAAACGAAACTCGCCCAGGCCCAACATCACTCGTTCGGCCATGGCACACCTCCCAACAGAAAAATCAGTCGTACATCGCCGCAGCCGGACTGCGGGTAGTCTCGCGCACAAGCGCACGCAGGCGCGACTCAATGAGTGCGGCGATCTCGCGCGCATCCACCCTGGGCGGAGCATTGACCGTGATCGGAGCGGACAGCGAGACACTGGTGTTGCCACGCACAGCCAGTGGTTGAGCCGGCATCGTCACCGGTCTAGCACCCGCCACTGACGGACTGCCCGCTGACATCGGCGTGATGCCAACGGGTGCGGTACCGACGGAGGGGCGTGGCGCGGTCAGCGAAGCAGTGCCGCCGACCGCTGCCGGACGCGCAGTAGCCGGAGCCGTGGCAGCGGGCGACGCCGGCTTATCGCTACCGAAGAGTGAACCGAACCAGTCGCCGACCTGTTTGCCGGCATTCATCACCCAGCCGATCTTGCCGGCGATCCAGTCGATGGCTTGACCGACGGTGGCGGTGATGCCCGACCAGAGACCGGTCATGAAATCCGCCACCGGCTGCCAAGCCGCACTGATCAAGGCCAAGGGCGAGAAGGACACCAGGGCCGTAAACCCCTCAATCACCCAGCCCACCAAGGTACCCACCGCGCGGATCGGCAGGGTCAGCACAGAAAAAGCCGTACTCAACAGACCACCGATCACTGCGCCGAGGGACTGCCCGGAAGCAGACAGGTTGTTGAACGCCTCCGTGGAGAGTGTCACCGGCGCGAGCAAAGCCCCGACCCAGCCCACCACCCGGCTCACGCCATCGGCGATGAAACCGAACACGGAAGCCACCGCCTGCCCAATCGGCGCCAGCGGTGCCAGTGCCGTTTCGAGGCTGGTGATCGCCGGCTGTATCGCTGACCGGATGCCCCCGAACACACCACCGACGTATGCGGCAATCGGGTCCCAGTATTTGCGGATCACAAGTGCCAAGCCTGCGACCGCCGCACCAATGCCGGCCACGATCCAGGTGATCGGGTTGGCGAGCAAGGCGACCGTAGTGGCACCAATGGCCGGCAACATCGACCAGAAGGCGAGTGCCGCCGACTTGATCGGCGCGACCAGGCCAAGTGCACCGGTCTGCAGCCGCTGCCAGGCAATCGACAGACTGCCGGCACTCGCCCCAGTCGTGGCTGCCTGCACTTGCAGTAGCGCCAGACCAGCCCGGGCCGACTGAAACGCCACCTGGGCACCCAGGATCGGCCCCTTCACGAAGGTCCAGGCATAGCCCAGTGCGATGGTGGCCACCTTCAAGCCCAGCACGGCACCGACAGTGCCCACCACCACTTGAGTGACGACAGGAAAGCGTTCGGCGAGATTGGCCAGGCTGTCGATAGGCCCCATCAGCGCGCCCACCAGGCTGTTCAAGGCCGGCAGCAGTACATTGCCCACCGTGATCCCCAACCGACTCATCTGGTTCTTGAGGAGCTGCAGGTTGTTGGCGGTGGTGGCCGAGCGCGCTTCGTACTCCTTCTGCATCGACCCGGCGTAGGCGGTCTGATCGGCCACCAGGCCCACCGCCTTCTCGTAGGTCTCCATCGACCCCACCAGCTTGGCAATGTCGTCGGCATACTCCATGCCGAACAGGTCGGACAAGGTGCCCATGAGATCCGGGGCCTTCTTCACCTGCTGCAGGAAGGTGGTCAGCGCGCCTTGGGCGTCACGCTGGATCATCTTCTTCATGACCTCAGCGGACAACCCGATGTCCTGCAGCCCCTGCTGGAATTTCTCGTTTTGCTTGTCGGCGGTGGCCAACTTCATCAGCAAGGCATTGATGCCGGTAGCCGCCACCTCCGGGGGCGTCTTGAGCGCCAGGAAGGTGGCCCCGAGGGCATTGAGTTGCGCCCCGGACAGTCCAAACAGCTTCGCCGTCGATCCCGCCCGATTGGCAATGTTCAAAAGATCGGAAGCCTTGGCGTCCATGTTGTTGGACAGGTGGTTGATGGCGTCCCCGAGCTTCACCACCTCGTCCTGGGTGAGGCCGAAGATCGAGCGTAGGCCCGTCATCGCCGCACCTGCCTGTTGACCCGACAGGTCGAAGGCCACGCCCATCTTGGCGGCGTCCTCGGCAAAGCGCAGCAACTCCTCGCGGGCAATACCGGCCTGACCGGCCG